GATTATAATTATGGATATACATATGGAGGCTATAATGGATTCTACTAGATTCTTAAGAAATAAGGATTTGATTCCTCAGAGTAAACTAGACCATATTGGTCTAGTTGGATTAGGAGGTATCGGCTCACAGCTGGTACCTCTTTTATCCATCATGGGATGGAAGAAAATGACAGGCTGGGATCACGATAGATTAGAAGAACATAATTTGAGTACCACAATGTTTCCTCAAGGAGCATTAGGTAAATCAAAAGCTGAAGTAGCTGAAAATGTTTCTAATCTATATTCTGTTAAGCCTGGGAATAATAGATTCTTTGAAGAATACTATGATGAAACAAGTCCCACATTACCGAAAATGATCACTTGTCTTGACAATATGGAAGGTAGGTTAGTAGCCTATAATAAATGGTTAGAACAAAGCAATAGACAATTCTTTATTGATTTAAGAATGGGAGCTATGGCTATGGAAATCATTACAGCAACTAAGGAAAATGATAAGTATTTAGATACTTGGTTGCCTTCTCATGAGATAAGTGAAGAACCGTGTACAATGAAGCATACAATCTTTACAGCTTCTATAGTTGGAGGCTTTGGTGTAGACCAAGTCTTTAATGTAGTTGCAAAAAGACCGTACTATTCGTATATTTGGATAGGCTTAATGCCACTCGAAATGCGAACTGAAAATCTCATTATAACACACTAAAAAGGATAGTCTATGGATATTAATGTAAGAAAAGTATCTACTGACTGGACGACTTTGCCTACTGGGCTGACTTGGTATTTTATCGGTCAGCCTAAGACAGGCAAGACAACACAAGCCAGTAAATGGAGTCCCAATGGAGCCGAGGGATGTCTATTAATTGATACTGATTTAGGCTCTGATTTTGTTGAGGGAGCGAATACAGTTACTGTTACCTCATTAAATACACCAGTAAGACCCAAAATGATTGATAATAAACAAGTTACAGAAAAAGGTAAGCCCGTTACAGAGGTTGTACCACATGATGAACGAGGTTATTATAATCGATCTGGAGATATCGGAGAACCAATGGAAGTATATTCTATGGTAGAAGTATACTATTGGTTAAAAGATAATTTGAAAAAATTACCTTATGATACTATTGTTATTGATACTATTGATCATATAAATAGATGGATCGAATTAGAAGTATGTGATGAAAGAGGTCAAGCAGCAATGGGAGAAGGTTCTTCCTGGGGTGCTGACTGGGCACAGGCGAGAAAGAAAAATCTTGACATAGTAAAAAAGTTTCAAACATTGTGTAAATCATTAGGGAGAAATCTCGTATTGATTTCACATGCTAAAAGTACCGTTATAACTGACGGTAAAAGTCAGTTAGGGCCAGAGTTACCCAGAGGGTTAGCTTATGCTTTAACTGCAAGTGCAGATGTGATAGGGTACGCTATGGCTTCTAAAGAAGATGGAAAATTCTATCTTTCTTTTAAGGCATATGATGAAAGGACTGTAGGCAGTAGGCTCAAGCCGTTAGCCCAGAAAGTCCTTGAATTTGATTACGATAGCGTAATAAATGAAATCCTAAAATACAAAGAAGAATAGGAGACGCCTATGCCATTTAGAGGTTCTTACGAACAAAGTTCAGACAACTCAGGAGGAGCAAATTTTCTTGGATATCAAGAGGTTGCATTAACTGATGTTGTAGATAAATCAGCTGATTATCCAAATATGGATATGTTTCTAGAAATACATTTTAGAAATGGAAATTCACAATATCCCTGGAAATATAGTCTATTAGGCTCATTTGACAGAGAAGATGATGATACTATATCTGGAAATAGCAGTTTATTAAAAAGAATCCTGTACTTTACTGATGCTATTGGCTGGTCTGGTGGTGTTAATAAATATGGTAAGTGGGTAGACAATGATGATAAAGCTGTAGAAGATATTGCAGGTTTATTCAATAGTGAGTTTACTGCTGCCAATTATGGATTAACAGATTCAGAAGCTGAACATAAGTATTATATATATACTTATAAGAAGTGGAATGAAAAAGCTGGAAAAGCATACACTACTGTATGTCCAAAAATTGTAAAGAATGACGAAAGAAATCGAAATGATCTCGAAAGTTATATCAAATACATGAAAGCTAATAAATTCATTGTAGAGCACGATGATACAAAAACACCTGTTTCTAATGGGGACATGACCAGTACCACTACTGGTGGTTCTCGAAACATGTTCTAAGTGGAACTTTATCACGAAGTAGCGATAGGGGGCCCTCAGAACAGAGGGCTCCTTATTCCTCAGGAACAAGTGATTGATGTTATATTAGAACACGGTCAAAAATATGCTGTATACAAGAGTCTATATCTATACGATGAAGAAGGAAGACAGTATCATAAGCTAAGAAAAACATTTAAAGATTTTTTAGGTAAGAGATACATAAAAGATGTATTAATTGATATAGATAGAGCTGATAACACTGACGAATATACACTAAACAAAACAAAAAGTGTATTATTTGAATTAGAAGAGTTAGGAGTTCAAAAACGCTCTTATAATATCTATTTTAGTGGAACTGGATATCATATAATAATAAGTGGAGAATGTTTTAATTTCCCAGAAGGAAGTTCGGATTTACCGTTTATTGTTAAAGAAACTATGAATAATTTATTCAGTGATATAGATTTAGCAGTATATAATAGAACATCAATATATAGATGTGAAGCTACCTTGAATCCAAAATCTGGATTATATAAAATTCCATTAAATCATAAAGAAATAAATACTCTTTCAGCTGAAGATATAATATCTAATGCTAAAGATCAAATTATATCTCAAGGTGAACCTATTTGGGGAGATGGTGAGTTACAAAAGAATGTACTTACTGAAGTTCCAAAAATAAGGGTTATGGAATCAAATGTAGAACCACGCAATATAGTGCCCTGTGTTCAAAAGATGTATAAACTTGGCCCAGAAGAAGGATCAAGAAATAATACTTTGATGCGAATAGCATCCCATTTCTTTAGACACGGTATACCAAGTGAAGCAGCTAAGGCTTCATTATTGCATTGGAATAACGGACAATTAAGAAACGATGTAATTATAAAAAAGGTAGAAGACACCTATCGTGGTGGATACAAATATGGCTGTAAAGATGTATTAATGGCTAAGTACTGCCAAACGCATTGTATCCATTACAAAAGAAAAGATTATTTGATTGATGTAAAGAATAGTGAAGAGCTGCAATCAGAATTGGCAGAGAGATTAGAAACTGATTTTTCTGGTAGAACAATTGATTTAGCTCAGTCATTAGGAGTACATGATAAAGATGCAACAGTATATCCAGGTGAATTAGTAACTATATTTGGATCAACAGGAGCTAACAAAACGGCTCTTGCTCAAAATATAGTGCTAGGTTATAATGCTGAGTATGATCAAATAGTCAAAGAAAAACAAATACCAACATTATTCTTATCTTTAGAATTATCAGGATTTGTAATGCATAGAAGAAATTTACAAATTGTTTCAGGAGCAGATAAAAATACTGTAATGAACAAATATAAAGCTCTCTATGATTACCACAAAGAAGAACTAAGCCACATAATAATGCAATCAGTAAGCCCCACAATACCACAAATACAAGACAAGATTAAACAGCTGCAACCTAAATGTGTTGTAATTGATTATATAGACCTCGTAGATGTACCTTTTAATAAAAGAGGAGAGTACGAAAAGCTTAATTATATAAGCCACTCTCTATCAAATGTTGCTGTAAATGAAGATATTATAATAATACAGATTTCTCAAGTATCGCGAGATTACTCTAGGAATCAGATAATGGATTTATACGCAGCAAAAGGGAGTGGAGCAATTGAAAATGCTTCAAGAAAAGTTATTGGTATAACAGGTTCTTCAGATGAAACTGAAAAGAAAGTCTCTTTATTCAAAAACAGCGATGGTGATCTCTTCGATGTCAAGTTAGAATGGACACCATCATTTAGATTAAAGAGAAAAAAGACTGAAGAAAAAATAGATAAGCCAATGAAAAAGAAATTCACAATAGTGGAGGAATAATGGCAACAACAAAAGAAATAGTTGGTGAGTTGATTGATGTAAATCAACAAATGGAATTACTAGAAAAAAACAATGACATTGACATGGAAGAGCACAAGCTTCTCGAAGAGAAGCGAATGACACTACACAAGCAAGTCAGGACAAAAATCCAAAATGTCGACTACTTTATGATGGAACTTAACAAAAAAGAACACTTGATTGATGCTGAGGTTGAAGCACTAAAAGATGAGATTGACAGGTTAAGGTCTCGAAGAAGAGGGTTGGAGAGAACGAAAGATTTCTTCAACAAAAATCTTCTTCCAGCAGTCATAATGGAAATTGGGAATGATGATGGAGTATATGAAACTGATACCGCAAGGTATAAGCTTTATGAAACATTTGGCCCAGTAGATGTTGATCCTCATAGTATATCAGACGACTTTAAGAAAGTTGAGATAGTTGAGAAATTGGATAAAGTAAAAGCTAGAAAAGCTGCTATTGCGGCATTTAATTCTGAAAAAGATATGCCAGAAGGCATAAACATAAAGAAAGTTAAACGCGTAAAGAGATCGTAATTTGGACTCATTATTATCTCTTGCAACCTCTACGAGTTTAGCTATAAATTATATAGGGCTCAGTTGCTTCATAGTTTCCTCAAGGGATATTTTTTCCTCTTGGGATAATTTGAACAGTGAGTAAAAACACCTACGCTGAGCCCTTATAATTATGAAGTATGATAAAACAGCATTTCAAGAGGTATTAGAGCCTCATCATCGTACTTATTGGAAGATTGCTTATACCAAGCTACAGAGAAAAATGCAAAGCCTCAAATCCTCCCTTAAGAAACGATCAGAAGATTCAGAAGTAATATTTGATATTACAATGGATCAGCTTCGTGAAATGTTTTATCATAAATACGGTAAATCATGTAAATACTGCAGAAGAAAAATGACATTAAGAAATATGGTTTGTGACCATATAATTCCGCTGGCAAAAGGTGGAGATTCAGTCATAGACAATCTACAGTTAATATGTAAATCATGTAACACCAGGAAAGGCCCATTAGATGAGAAAGATTTTGAAGAACTTATCTTATGGGTAGAAACATTAAAAGATGAAACAAAAGAATATGTGCTAAGAAAATTAGCAAAAGGAGGAAGATACTAATGGAAAATAACAGACAAACAGATTGTGAACGATCTTATAGAAGAGGATATCGTCATGGATATGATCAAGGCACAGACGATGTAAGAGATTTTTCTTGGAGTCAGGCAGCTAAGTTTTTTGATAAAATCTTAATGCCTTGGGCTCATTTTAAGAAAATTCCTAAAAACAGAGAGGGTAAGACTGAAACATATTTCCCACCATTATTAAGATTTTGGAAAACTAAGGGAGGAAAATAATGAAATTAGATCACGAACAATATGAAATTTTAATGACAGCTCTACAAAATTATAGAGGAGAACTTTATATAAATAGTGGTGACACTACAGTTTTAAATAAAGTTAATGACCTTTGTCAAGCAATTGAAGATGAGAAAAAGTCAATAGATAAAGACCAGAAAAGAATCCCAGTAACTGAAGATATGTATAAAGTAAAAGAAACAAAACCAATAACAATGGCTGAGGCTGTAGAGATTAGCCCTGATACAGATGTTGGTTCTGAAACTGGTATAGAGCGAGATTACGCTAAACAAGGTAAGCCTGGATGTGGAGTTTGCGATGATTAACGATGCTGACTTATCATTTAAAGATAGAAATATCAACAGAATAAATAGAGCAGAAGAATCTGCTATAGAATACTTTGATAAAAATAATATAAAATATGTAAGATATGGTTTCGATGAAAAAAATAGAAAAATAGAATCTGATATTTGGTGGAATTTACCTCAAATAATTAGATCATCTCCTGATTTTATTGCAAAAAACGATAATACTGTATTCGTTGAAGCAAAAGGATATAGGGGAGATTTAAAAATAAAGGTAAACGATTTAATAGCATATGAACATTGGAATAGAATATTACCATTATGGTTATATGTTAAGAATTTCGATACTAAAGAAGAAAATATAATACAATTTGAAACTATGGAAAAGAAGATATATCAATGTGAGACTGGGCAGTACCAAGATAATGGAAAAACATATTTTATATATAGTTAGGAGCAAAGATGACTAAAGATGAATATGCTAAAATTGTTGGCAAAAGAGAACTAAATTCAGTAATCCAAAATTTAGAAACTGAAATACAAAATATGTACGATTTAATAGGCGACTTAGAAAAAGGAAAAATATCAATTGAAGATATACCAAAATGCTATAAAGATATTGTAAAAAACGAAATATGAAAACGATATTACATTTATGTGCCGATATTGGAAGTGATTCAAAACCTTATCTAGATAATGGATATAATGTTATAAGAGTAGGAAAAGAAATTGGAGTAGAAAATTTTACGCCACCTGAAGATGTCTACGGAATAATAGCAAATCCACCCTGTACTGAATTTAGTTTTGCAAGAACTAATTCTATAAAAGAAAGAGATTTAGAGAAAGGTATGTTTTTAGTAAAAGAATGTTTGAGAATAATATGGGAATGTCAATACAAAATACCATATAAAACAGCTAAGAAAACAACTTTAAATTTCTGGATGCTTGAAAACCCGTTTGGATTTTTAAGAAGATTCTTAGGACACCCTACTTTAGTATATCAGCCATATGAATATGGAGATAATTATAAAAAGAAAACATGTGTTTGGGGATTTTTTAATATACCTAAAAAGTCCCCTATAGAATGCACAATGCCAAAATTTGATAAATTAAAAAGCAACCAAATACACTATAAAGGAAATGAAAAACTAACAAGACAAGAAAGAAGAAGTATATCTTCTCCAGGATTTTGTCAAGCGTTTTTTGAAGCAAATAAATGAATAATAAACAAATACTAAAAAATAAAGTTGTACATTTAGAGCAAGCTTTACTAGAAGCTGACTTTGCAATGAGATCAATGGCTGTCAGAGTAGATGAAATGCAGTCAAAAATAAATAAATATAAAATGACTGGAGATTTATCTCATCTTGAACAAAATAACGATTTAATCCTCGATCTTATCAAAGAAAGATTAAAAATAGGTGCAAAAAGATATCATCAAAATGTACCTATCTTGCCAAGTGATGACATCACAAGAGACAATTTCTATGAAGCAGTTGAAGAAGCACTAGATTTATCCGTATATTTAGCTGCGTATATGTTGAGGCTGATGGAGGAGAAGGAGCGAAGAGAGGGCGAACCGACTACAGCAGACGAACATAATAAAGAAATTCTTGAAGAGGTTAAAGATGACAAAGCTAAGGAAAGCACAGCTTGAATGTGCAAACTGGAATGTTGGGAATTGCCTTGGTTGTGATCTATATATTGATAAAGAGTACCTAATAAAAACTAATTGGGCACCAGTTTTCCAATCTATAGATTCCAAAAAAGCTGGTAAGCCCTGCGTTGTAGAGAAAGGGTGTAGATATTTCGATAAATTCGTAGCGCGATAAACTGCATGTTAATCTTAGTGTTCCTTTCCACTAAGGTAGTTTATCACACTTCCCAACGGGGGAGGACAATATACTATAGGGTTTTGTTATTGGCCCTAGTCCTCCCCTATCTATTCTTTAAAACCAATATTCTGCTTCATCGATATATTCCATTACAATATCCTAGGTTTTAAAGTTTTCTCATCTTTATATTTTTTAACTTGTCTTGGTATTTGTTGATATGGCAATCCAGTAATCTTCTCTATAGCCCTAGAAGGATTTTCAACTAAACCACCCTTTCCACCTTCAAAAACATTTCCAAAGACATCGTATCCCATTCTTCCAAATGGTATCATGCTCCATGCATAATATCCGCCAAGCCTAGACCAGTCATCCTCTATCATTGCTTTCATTGTAGCTGGTACCATTCTTAGCGAAGGAGGTGTTATCATCTGAAGAGGAGCTAAAGCTGCTGGATAATTACCAAAGAAAGCCCTACTCCTCTCCCTTTCACTACCAAAAGCCCAATCAGCCCAGTCCTGTATCCATCCATACGGCTGGGGAAGAGCATTTTCAAATAACGAATACATGAAGACATTTGCCAACCCAAACATGAGCAAGTCCATAGTAGCCATCCGTTTAAATCTTTCAAATTCAGGCGTACCCTGTTTCCATCCTCTAAGGGAAGCCTCTTTTATAGTTTCATTTCTAAATCTTACAGAGTTCCAAGCCCATAATTGAAACCTAGTCATAACCTTACCCATAGCAGACCTTGCAAAAGCTGGTCTAAAAGGAGCTGAATATAAAAATTGAGTAGACTTTACCCCTTCCATACCCATCTTTATTAATACTGGATCATCAAACCTTGTAATAGCACCCTCAAAGTTGTTTCTAGCTTGCAGATAATGGGCCATAAAGGCATCTCTACGGAGAGTTCTTTCAGGTCTCCGCATAAACCATGCAGCTTTATTAAATACAGAGTCTATAATACCATGCTTATTGGCTATATTTTTTAGATTAGTATCAGCCATATTAGGGTCTTTTCTTAAAGCAGATGTTGCTTCAGATAAGAAATCTTTAAATCTTGCACTTTTAAATTTAGGATTTAATCCAGCTTCATACATTATAAAGTCTTCTACAACACCAAGACTTTGTACCCACTTCTCAACATCCGTCATAGATTTCCAATCAGGATTCACGCTTTGTAAATATTTTATGCTTCTTGCATTTTTATAATTCCCCATACCAGTAGATATAAGAGTATGGACAGTACCACCATATAAATTTGCAACTGCACTCTTAGGATGTGCAAGTAAAGTAGCTAACTGATATTTAGCCTCAATATTACCCCATCTTGCCAATCTTGCAAAGTCTACTCCTTTTAATTCATCTTTTTGACTCTTAGCCATTCCAGAAAGTAGAGAATCTATTTTAGAATCTTTTTTCTGTCCTATGCCAAGCATTTCTCTTATGCCATTTACTCTATTCTTAACATTAGTATCATTCCACCAAGCATAAGGAGTTCCTTTAATTTTCATATTAGGATTATTCAATATATGCTCTGGTAACTGCTGAGGATATCCTAAAGCATCTTGAGCATAAAGATTAAAGAAATCAACCCATTCTGAAGTATGCTTAGCATCTCCAGTTTTCTTTAAATGGTCACTATGAAATTTATGTATATCAGACCTAACTTTTATTTGAGCAGCATGCTGGTAAATGTTATCTATTACATTCTTCATATAAGAGGTATAAACTTCTGGCTCTACACTCCAGCCAGGAATATGAGCATTACGCTTATGTTGATTACCAACTCTTCTGTTTTCTGTAAAACCTCTTATTAATTCTTTTTTCTTCCCACTTCTAGTAGCTATATCTTTTAATACATCAGAAGCTAAATTATAAACATCGTTCAGCTCTCCAGTAGGAGCCCAGTCACCAGTAATCTGTCTATAATGATAAATAGCTTTTGCTAATTCTTTTTTTCTTAATTCTTTATCTATAAAAGGGTCTTCAGTTAAACGCTTTATAAAATCTTCCAATCCCTTTGCCGCTACTTTTGAATTACCTCCCATATGAGGCCAATAGCCCTTTGCTCCAAGATCACCAGTCTCTTCAAGGTGCAATCCTTCCTGTATAGCTTTCTTAACATCTGAATGTGCTCTAGAATAATAAGATATCAATTGACTTTTAGCAATGTGTCTAAGTCCGTCTATACCTTCAGTTAGGTCAACTCTCTTACCTTCTAATATAGCTTTATCAAACTTTTCTAAAAACTTTTCAACTATATAATAATCTCCAGTATAATCTTTTCTTCCTTTTAGAGGACTGTATACTCTATCCCATTCATTTATACCGTTTTCTCTACCACCTGTCATCCAGCCATGAACTTTTTTATTCCATCCATTAATAATTTCATTTATATTATCTACAATTTTCTTACCAGACATTTTTACTACACGACCACCGCCTAGTGTAACACTAAATGTTTCATTCTGAAGTTTTTCCCAATTATATTCTCTCTGTACTTCTTCCCACCTATCATAGTATTCTTTTGTTTTTATATTAAATAAAGACTCAAGACCTTCTTCTTGCTTTATCCTAGCGGGTTCATTTTCAACTTCACGCTTTCTTATCGCAATTCTCCATAGCTTTATACCACCATCTAATCTTTCAACATAAGGAGCTATATCTTCATCAAACTCCCGTTTCTTTTCTTCAAATAGCTGAGTAGCCTGTTGATTCATAGTGTGGACAGCTTTCTGCATCTTAGACATCATGTTCTCAGGTGTCATTACTCGACCAGTAACCCATCCATACTTATCCTTATAGGGTTCACGAGCTTCCATAAGAGATAAATCATATCTCATTAAATCTTGACCAATAGCCTTTGGAAACATCAAATGATGCCATCTACTGATTTTAGGAGAGCTTGTTAATACTGGTCTCATTATTCTCTGCCACCAAGTTCCTTCTCTTGTCATCTTAAACCATCTGTCTAAGGTTTTAAAATCTTCTATTGAAGCATTATTTAAATCTTTTCTGACAAGCCAGCGCATTAATCCATTTAAATCTTTACCTACTATATTATTATAATGAGCCAAATGATTCTTTATGCTATAAGCAAGCTCAGCCTCTTCTTTATTCAGCTTACCTTTGTATAGTCCTATAAACGGAGCATACTCATCCAGATATTTTTTTGTAGTAGAATCCATATTAGGGTCTTCAATAACTTGGCCTTCAATTCTTTTCCCCTTATCGTCTACTATTTTCATAGGCTGATCTAATTTTTTAGATTCTTTTATAACCTTTTCTGCAGCTCCAGGCTTTACAACTTCAATGCTATAATCAAATAACTTCTGATATTCGCTAAGCATTCCTTTAATTGATGCATCTGGAATAGCTTCTGAGGCATAGCCAACTCTAGATAAAGTAGTTTTCTTAGAATCTAATATCATATCTTCTACTTCTCTTCTAACTTCTTCTGTCTTAGGCTCACCTATTCTTTTGTATAAAGCATCTAAGTCTACTTGTTTACCACGCCATAAGGTACCAAGCATTAATCCATCAAATAATTTGCCTTCCTCAGTAGATAAGTTCTCTTTATATTTCTTAATTCTAGAATCTATGGAAGCTTGATTCAATGCTCCAGATTGTTTCTCACCATAAATCTGCTCTTGAGCCTTTTCTAGATAAGCTATCTCTATAGGGTCTAAGGTTGAGTTGGTATGGTCAATTTTCCTTGACTGATTGGATAAAACATAGCTATTTTTCTTTAGATAATCAGCTGCTTCAGCTAATTCTTGTATCCTCTCAGAGGATATACCTTTAGAAAGTTCAGCTATTCTTTTAATACTAGCTATATCGGAGAAATCATTAACAATAAAATCCTCAGCCTTTTTGACGATATCGTTAAGATATCTAGATCGTTGCTCCAGATTATTTGGATCAAACTTCTCACGCTTGCTCTTATTATAAGAACTAAATTCTTTTCCAGATAATAAATTTTTAATATACCCTGTATTATTAGGGTCTAATTGAACTTTCATCCCACTTCTGGTATGTAAATTATATTTTAAAACTAAATCTAAATAGGGACTTTTAGGAACAGCTAAGGATTTTCTGCCTAATAGCTCTTTTAAAGCATCTAATTCTTTGAGATTACCTTCATGTGATTTATACAGTTCATTTATTTTTTCTATATTTACACGCTTTAATATTCCATCACTCCAATCAAGAGTCTGTAAATCAGATGCCAATCTTGGCAAAAAAGTATTTCTATTTTCTAAAGGAACTCCAGTAACGGGATCGTTAATTCTACTTAATTTATCCTGTATCTCCCACATATGAAATCTTCTATTTTCAGCCCAGTTTCTACTATAGATAGCCTGGTTTATTTCTTTCATAGAATTAATTACTGCTCTTTTCTTATGACCAGAGTGGATAATTTTATTTAATTTTGGTATTGGCTTATTGTTTTTATCAACAATAGAGTACTCAAATAAAGCATCAGTCTGCTTATCTAATAATTTTTCACCATATTTACCAAAGTTTAATCCTGCTTCATCCATAGGGTCAGAAGATAAGCCAACAGATGCTCTAGACACTCCCCTAAAAGAACGAAGATTCTTATCTCCTGTTTTAGCTCTAACTTTCATCTTCAAAGGATACTTAAAATCTTTATGATATATTTCAGTATAATAAGTGCCATCTTTCATTGACCTTATAGCTGAATATGCAGCCCTAACATAGGCGGATTGAGTAACAGCAGTACCAAGTTGGTTCCTACCTTGAGAAGCCGCATCTGAAGCTATTTGGCGAGTTATCGGAGAATATTGAAGTGCTGGATTAACAACTTTATCTTTCACATCTCCTTGAGTTGTTAGCTCAGTTCTATATGTTTCACCTTTTTTGCTAAGCGGATTGACTGTTTCTTTATTGTGCTCTTCAAAGCCATTCTTAACAAATTCATTCTTTGACCAATCATAAGCATCTTTCCATTCTTTCTTAAAGCCTTCTCCTTTTCCAGAAGATGATCTACCTCCAAAGAAAACAAATGCTTTGTCACCATCTAAGTCAGCACCACCTAATGCTTCCATTGTTCTGCCATGTAGAAGAGAACCAAATCCTCTTATCCCAGTAAAGCCAGAAAATTTAAGGACATGAGCTCCAGACATAGAATCCATAGGTACGCGAACTACTGCAGCTCTAAATATCTCTTCTAATTGCTTATCTTTCTTTCCACCATCAACATACTCTTTCCAGAGCTCACTTAATTTCCTTTTTCCCTTTTTACCAATACCAGAAACATCTACCATCATTTCTTTGAATCCATCATCTAGGAAAAAGATATCATCTTCCTTCTCTAGTCTTTTGGTTTCACCTTCTTTGGACATTCCAATTTCATATGGTCTCATTCTGGTTGAACCACTGTTCCCAATCTGGGGTCTTGTTATTCCATTAACAATATAGTTACGGATAACTGACATTCTATAATCACGGCTAAATTTATGTAAAAATCCTGCTAAGCTATCTGGAACCAGAGAATTTATTCTATCATGTACGGTTTCAAAGTCAACCATCTCATTCTTTATCTGTTCTATCTGCTTATCTGTATATTCTCCATCAGCTCTCATCTCTTCAATAATATCTCTATTTGTTTTTTGTATTTTAGAATAAACAGCATTAGCAAATGTTTCATTCCCCTTAGACTGAACAGCTGCTAATAACTCATGTACACCAACCCTGTCTAAATTATTAATTATTTGTGGAATATCTGGTTCATATCCTGCTGGATTTTTAGCTAATCTTTCTACTAATTTATTAAATTTTGGATCACCCTTTACTCTAGCCTCGCTAAGAGTAGAATACATATCCTTAAAGATACCATCCATAGCTTCATTGTATTCAGCTTCAGTCTTAAAAGGAGCTCTCAATGGATCAAAGAAAGCATAAGGAGTAAAATTTGTAAACATCTGCTTTGGCATATGCTGAGGCTCAAGACTGTGTGTATCTGTTTTTTCAGACATAACAACTTTAATATCTCTTATTGGCAATTGATATGTATCTGCATTTACTACAGGATTGTTACGAACCCAAGAAATCTTACCAATTTTTCTCTCACCTACCTGCTTAGCTGCTGATCTAGGTATAATTAAATGGATATTATTCTTTTGCATGTACTTTTCCATCTTAGGAGTGACGGAATGTATCATATACTTGCCCAATAGAGCCCCATATTGGGGGTCTGAGGACACGATAAATGATTTATTGACTCCACCTTCGATAGGTAAGCCTCCCTGCCTATTTAAGCCATCTATGACATCAGAACGCCCATATATAGCCCCATCTCCTGATGGAAAATATTTACTATTGGCAGTGCCAAGCTTATGGGGAATTTCCTTCCCAATATCTTCAATCAGTTTTATATTTAAACTATCATTTTCTATATCTGCTTTGCCTTTTCTAGCTTTCTCAACAGCCAGAATAATATCTTCAGGACTAGAAGAGTAACCAGATGTGAGCCAAATTTGAGCCCTTTTATTAAACGCTTTTGCATTGTTTATATACCCCTTACCTAGAACTTTAGCTATATCTTGTAAACCCCTATACCCATTGAGCCTAGCATCATATATAGCATTAGAAACATAAGCTTTGTCGAATATTTCTCCTGCTCTTTCAGCGTTTCCTATACCAGTTCCATAATTTTTTATAAATTCTTGTCTACTTTTGTCTATTTCTTTTATATCTTTATTAGATATACCAGCTTTTCTCATGGCAGCTTTAATTTTATTTAGAGATTGTTTAATACTGGCCTTACCAACTGGAGTATCTGGATGATATTTAACAAAATAAAGCCTGGAAGCGTCGCCTCTACCACCATAATAATACATATTATTTTTACGACTATTCATAAATCCCATAAGATTTCCAAGCTCTTTATTGTATTTCTGTTTTCCTACTTGCAAATCTTCTCTATTGGGAAAATTTCTTCCATTTTTAGCAGCTTCTTTTTGTGCTAAATAATCTGGATATTTACTTAATTCAAATTCTCTTTGACCAGTTGGAGTTCCCTTTACAACATGATCTAATAATGCATACACTCCACGAGGTTCTGTTTCTTGTAATCCAAACTTTTTATTATAATCCTGTAAAAATATCTCTTCAATAAGCTTAGGCTCTTGACTTAGCTGCTTTCTGTTCCCAGCATCATTTATAGCAGAACCAGTAGCATCTGTTCTCATAACTCTAGGCTTGCCATTATTTATAGTAAGCATATTAACTGGTCTTTGCTTTATTCTCATGAAGCCAAGCCCTCTCCAAAAAGCTCTATCCTCTTTTAAGGGACTAAACTCTGGATGTTTTTCAGATATATAGTCTAGCATTTCTCCTGATGGATTCTTCTTGCTCTCTCTTCCTTTTTGGATAAGTTCTAACCATTTATTATTTAAATCAGAAGCAACAACTAATTTTTCACCAGTAGTAGTACCTTCCATATACTCTGCCATATTCTTCTCAACAAATGACTTGGCATTTATAGAAAGTCTAGCTGGAATAATCTGAGGGTCTACATCTCCACCACTGTCTTCCATCTCTTTTAATTCTTCTTTTGTCAAGTTTCGAAGGGGTTCGCCTTCTTCAGTAAAAGTAATGGATTCTAATTCTTTTTGTTTTTTTAATATTTCAGTTGCTCTAATTTCTGCTTCTTCTGGAGTAATACCCTTAACGCTTCTATATATTTCAGCTGCTAGTTTATTTACTGGAGCTTCTGCTCTCTCTATCTGCTTTATAACCCAATCTTGTCCAGGTTTATCTATTCTATCCCAGCCTTCAATTAACTCAGGGTCTTTTACACCTTTTTTACCAGTAGTAGGGTCTGTTGCTCTCATCATTTTTACAAGATGCTTCTGCCCCATCCTTCTGTGAACTGGCATCTCGTTCTTACCGAAATAAGCACCTAATAGATATTGATATATCTGCATTGGGGTAGTCTCACCTCTTAGCGTAGAAGGTAAACCAGTAAATAAAGAACCAGACAATGTCTTTAATACAGTATCTGCTTTAGGACTACCAGTTTGAACAAGATTGCCAATACCTCTAAAAGCGGCACCAGCAACAGCTCCATGCTTTAAAGAATCCATCATTTCATCTACGCCACCCTGCCAAGAGCTTACAGCACTAGCAACACCTAAATGAAATGCACCAGAAGCTAAGTCTTGTACTACATTATTTTGTAGGAATCCAGTAGCTGTTTTACCAGCAGCAGCGCGAGCTTCTAGGGCTCTACCATAGATAGGATTAATAATCTTCTTAACTCCCTTTTCAGCTTTTCCAGCTACCCACATAGGCACAGAACGACCCTTTGCCGCTTTAGCTGCTTCTGCTAGTCTCTTTGCACCCATAAGTTTAAATGGTGCTGCTGGTACATATCCAACAAAACCTGCTAAGTGCCCTATATTGCGAGCGATAGCCTCTGCATCATCCTTTGGAGGGTCTCCAGTTTTAAATGTAGTAAAGCCTTCAAAAAATCCTTGTCCAGCTTGCTTCATTACACTTCCAACCTTACCCATAAAGGATTCATTGCTTTCTGCAAAAGGAAGTTTGTAGTATTCAGCGTGTTGCTGTAACGCTTCTAAAGTTTGATCATTGAATTTATCTGGCTGCTGATCGTACAGCCTTTTATAGTCTCTTACCTGCTGAGGAGATAAACTAGGTCTGAATCCTTGTGGAGTAGCCACACTTTATTTCCAACGACTTGTTGTGTCAGATGGTTCTTGTTTTTTTAGATATGCCAGTAAATCAATCAAACTCAGACCACCTGCTATTGCTAAGCCCAATGGCCCTCCAGCCCATCCTAACATCCTCAGTCCTATTCCTTTTCCTACTTGAGTTCCAAGAGTTTTTCCTACTGATTTTAAAGCTATATTAGTTGCGGCTTTTCCAGCAGTCCCCTTAGCTCCCCTAGCCAATGCTTGTTTACCTATACGGCTAGCTTCTCTACCTTTTGTTGTTTTAACAATCTCTTTTGCATTTGCTAATCGCCTAGCGTTCTCTTCAGAAAATTCTTTAACAGCTTTATTATATGCACGAGTATTAACTTTTCCTGCACTTTTTCCTGTCTTATATTTAAAATCTTTCTTTACAGGTTCTTTCAAAGGCTCCTGGTCTAGCTTTAAAATATCTTTAGTTGTCATTCTCTTAATACCAGGACTCTTGCCACCTTTTTGATATTTATATCCAGCTTCATTCAATGCTTTAATTTGATCTGCTGTAGGCTTTGGGGTCTGCCTCAATTCATTTAAAAGAGTACCTCCCCTTATAGCTCCAATAGTTCCACCAATTTTAAGAGCAGTTTTTAATGGAGATGTACCTGTTAATTGAGGTGCTAATATTGCATTTTCTACTGCATATCTTCTTAACTCTGGGTTTTGTTGGCCTAATGTTTTCCATATTTTCTTATCAGAATACCCACTTTGCTTCATCATATTCAATTGATTGGCTAAGCTCATATCATACATCTGCTTGCCAGCTTGATATTTCTCATTAAAAACAACGGGGTCTACGCCTCTTCCTCTTGGCATAGCAGCGCTCATTTGGTCAAAGAGTGTCGAAGCATCGGTAAATCCTTTGCCAGCTCCTGCAATTCCCTCTTTATTTATAGAGCCATCAACAGATATCATTCTTCTTATAGGGAGAGCTTCACTCATTACTCTCTGATCAAAAGATGTATTAACTTGTTGCTGTTGCCAATCTGCTCTTGATTTTCCAGTCCCAACTGCCTCTAAAAGCGGACTATAATCTGGTAATACTCTTGTCATTATCTAAAACTTCCTTGTATATATCCTTTAGCTATTTGATTTGCTCCAGGGTTAGCTAAAGCATCTGCTTTATTTCTTTGGAGCCTATAATAAGGATTATCCTTAGTATCTGTTATATATTGGTTAATAGCTTTCCATCTTTCTGGGTCTAATTGTCTTTGATCCCCTTCACCAGCCATAGCCATTTTCATTAAGGTTTCTTCATTGCCCTTAGCATCTGGACTAGCTAAGATGCCCATTTCATAGTTATCCCACATATCTCTTGGAATATCTTTTACAGTCCATGGCTTATCTGGTTCTGGAGGAGCATAACCACTTGCCGCATAATTTTCTTCTAATTTTTTATCTAAAGCTGTAATCCCTTCTTTAACTTTTCCACCAATACCTTTCATCTGATCCCATATACTACCCATAGCTTTTTTAGGGTCTCCAAATTGACCAAACATTGAAGCCTTTTGTTCAGTAGCTGGCGTTGTTTGCGCTGGAGGTGGGACATTAGCTGAAGGAGGAGGAGTACTGCCAGGAGTATTGGGAGCTGTTGTAGCTTCACCTAATTTAGTTTGTGTAGGTGGATTAATTTGATCCCATATGCTCTTATCTATAGTATCGTCTGGAGCCCAATTTAATCTTTTGTATTTCAAAGCTCTCTGCATTTCTGCTGACTTTTCAGGATTGCCAGACATTAAATTTTCACTAGTTACAGGTTCTTCTACTGTTGGCTCTTCCCATCCGCCAGAAGCTAAAGCATTATCACTAAAACCAAGTGGGTTACCTGCTCCTTTTTGGACTGGAGCTGGAGCTCCTCCGCCACCAATTCCAAACATATTCATAATATTAGGCCACATTATTTAGGTATCCCTATTGAGCCAAGAAAATCTTTACCATATTGAAGTAAACCACCCTCTCCTAGCATTCCATGGCCTAGTCCCATCATAGTGTTCGCCTGTTGCATCTTTATGGCATCTTGATATTGTCTATTACCTTCTAACTGACCAGATATATGCTTATCCATTCCAATTTGAGCAGTTAAAGCATTACCTAGCCCTGCTTGATGAGCAGCATAAGCTTTATTTTGCAAACCTGCTTTTAATCTATTTCTAATAGCATTGGCCTGGCTTCCTCCCATACCCATCATCATAGCATCTTGAACGCCTTGATTTCCAGTTTGAGTAGCTAAGTCCATGGCTCCACCAGAGTACTGATTAAAATTAGTCATCCTATCTAATAGTCCTTGAGAACCAGTAAATGCTCCCCTTAAATCTTTTTCACTAGGCTGATTTTGTCCTACAGAGGACATCATCTTATTGCCTTTCATCATACCCATGATTCCCAAACCGCCAGTAATCAGTGTGCCTAACATATAATATAGTCTCCTAAAGATGGTTTAATACCTTGCAATTTACGAAGGTAATTATTAATTACAAATAGTTTTTTCATCAAGGGCCATCTCCAATTGGGTCATCTCTTCTTCCACCATGGAAATCAGACATTTGAAATGGAGCACTATCATCTCCATTAAATATATCCCAGGCAGCAACTTGTCCAAAAGCTCCATTCTCAGCAAATTCACATAGCTTCTTTAAATCGCTATAGCCAACTCCAACCTGTTGAGTTGTTGGAACATCAGTATCTGTATAATCACCATTGTACTGCTCATTAAAGATACCTTTTATAGTAATCTCTCCGCTTGACGGACAAGCCATTATAAAGCCTCCAAATCAGTCTTTAATTGCTCATAGTCTTCTTTTTCAGAAGTTAGTTCAGCAATTCTTGATGTTAAGTATGATATTCTATTTGTTAGATTAGTTATATCAATATTTAATGTTGTATCTGATAATTCAGTTCCAATATCTTTGTCATAATTCTTTTTTACCATAGAATACTTATCATCTGTTTTACTAACAGTAACTTTACTTGCCGTTTTTGCTGCCTTATACCCTTTCATTTTTCATATCCTCAATTTCTTTCTTTAAGGTTTTTATTGATTCAACTAAAATAGGAACTACTTTAGCATAATCAACAGTAAGGAACGAATCATTGTCATTCAAACCTTTTACTTCTTTTACTAATTCAGGAATAACTTCCTTTACTTCTTGTGCTATAAAGCCAACATCATGATGGTCTCTATCCTTCCTGTTCCAATCAAAATCAACTCCACGAAGCTTTACTATATCGTTAAGCCCATACTTTGTATCAACGATATTTGTTTTTAATTTTCTATCAGAACCTATGGTAGTTGAATATGCAATAACATCTTGATCGCAATGCACATCTCCATCAGACTCTATCCTCATTCTTTCAACTAAGGCTGAACCACTATAGGTGTGAAACTCTAAATTGTAACTGGCTTCTCCTATAGTTGCATTTCCATTTGCCCAAGTTATATCATATCCTGTTGACAAATAAACATGAGACTCCCAAAAAGCTACATTCTGAGGAGTCTGACTTGAATGATTAACAGTTAACTTATCAGCATATATTCTACCACTAGTAGATAATGTTGCAGCACTCAATGTACCTGAGAAAGTAGGGCTTGCAGAACGAACATTAGACCCAGTACCAGTCGAAGCTAAATTCTTCCAGTAAGAACCATCTCTATATAATGTATCTCCATTTGATAAGCTAACAAAAGCAGTATCAGAAAGACCAGCTACAGACAGTGAAACACTTATCTCATCAAAAGTTCCATTATGAGACAAAAACTCACCAGCGTTACCAGTACTAGGAACTAATCCCTGATTGCCATAGCCAATTGTACTTCTTAACTCAGACTGAGTTACGGCAGAAGTATACTGAACATTAGGTTTATTTAAAATATGTGCACCACCAGAACCTGCATTCCAATCTGACTGAACATTTGGGGTATCGCAAGTAGTACTAATAGATGATGTAGCATTTACTGCTGCAACTGCTTCTGAGTCTGCATATCTCGTATGATGAGCCGTAGAACTGTTTGCATGATCATAAGCCCAATTAGAAGAAATGCTTTGATCAGTTACGCCATTAACTGGAGTATCGTCAATATCTCTCCAAGTATTAGTTGTATAGGAAGGAGTTGCCCAAACGGCTACTCCACTAGATGAATATTTTAAAAATTCTCCAGAACTACCACCAGAAGGTATGTGATTTTTACCAGCACCAGTAGCATGAGATATAACGCCAGTGCTATTATTATAACTAATTGGATCAGAAGCGCTTATATGTGGCCTAACAGCAGTAGATAAAGCTACATTTTTCCATAAGTTTCCAGCATTTCCTTCTGATATATAATCATATACCATAATATGATCATCGCCTAAACTTTGTATCGCTGTATCGTTTAATCCAGCCATTGAAGTGGAGCCAGAGACTTCTCTAAATGTACCATTACCACATAGATATTCATCTGCACTGCCAGATTCTAGAGCTAATAAAGTTACTGCTTGACCTGTTGATATTTCTTCTATACCACCAGAACTATTAGTATTCCTACCTAAAAATTTTCTACCAGCAGAAACATTCTGTATCTTATCATAAGTGACATTATCATTTAATATCTCATTTGTACCTACAGAATCATTTTGCATCATTGCTAGACTTATTGCATTATTAGCAATAGTTGTAGCAACTCCAACTGCACCAGAAGTTCCACCAGTTACATTGCCAGTAAGCTCAAAAGCAGAAGCATTGTCATCTACATATTTTTTAGTTGCCAAATGAAGATCGTTACTGGGAGCAACTCCTGTTTGCCCAGAAGTAAAAGGAACACTTCCATCAGGTTTAACATAAGACTCTGTAGCGCTAAAGTTTATAGACTCATCTTGACCAGCATCATTGGTGTCAGAGAAGATAAGTTCTCTCTTAGCCCATCCATCTCCAAACTTGCCCTCTATAAAATACTTAGTACGATCTACATCTTTAAATAATCTAATATCGCCATCTTTACCAGAAGCACCATCCCTACTCTCTACTCCAGATTTATTATTTACTGCCTTTATTATATCGTTTATATCATCATAAACTTGTGACCACGCCCTGGGGTTTGAATCTACCGCAGGAGCTCTTTTACTCTTTAGTTCAGACATTATCTAGGCGATCTTTTTGTTTTAAATAATATACTTACAGCACCACACTCATCTCCAGCTGCTTGTGGCTCTACTTTTATTTTTAATCTCTCAGCATTTGCATTTATTGTTTTTCTAAAATTAGAAGAACTAATATCTGATTCTCTTGTTTTTTGAACAGTTAATACGGCAGTATTCCCTGGAGTAGTGCCATTTGTAGAGTGTGAAGCTTTTAAAGCTTTAGCTGTTCCATTTGAAGCTCTTCCAGAAACTATGATATCTTTTATTCTTTTTATTTGAGTATCGTTACCCATTGTCAAGTCTTTTGATACCCATGACCAAAGTCTCTTTGTACTAGCATGCCCAAGATATTTTATTATAGAAGTTCCATTGCTAATATTTATACTATTATCATCTAGTAAAAAATATCCTTTTGGTTGTGTAGTATCAGCTGTGTCTCCAATAGACAATAAATCCCATCTCTTTCTTGGAATATTCCAAGCCCATGCAAAGTAATTACTGCCAGCTTTAAATGTAAAATAAACACTTCTACGCTTGGCATCATACATAGCTCTAGTATAATAAGAGGTGTCCCTATTCTGCCAAGAATATGTAGAGTCACCTCTTACTATAGCTTCTCCTATTGGCTCAGCTGTTTGCCCATTATGCTGATATATATTATTATTATCAGCAAAGAACAGACCAAAATCAGTAGAGACAATAGCATCATCATTCAGGCAGCCAACGCCCTCGAATATATCTTCAATGTATAAATCATTACCACCTCTTACCCGATAAGTATTTGTCTTATCAAAAGCAAATATTCTTCCAGCAAAAGCCTGTAATGCTGTTGGAACGGTGGGTAATTTTATAAAGTCTACAACCCAATCAAATACATCAAACTTACCAACTTTAGATACAAATATATATGAACTAGCATCATCTATGTAGCCACTATGAGTGCAGTTGCCTATATAATGTTGGTTGTTTAATTGAGCAGATAAAGAATAATAGGGCAAAGTTCCTAGCAATGTTTCTGGTAATCCAGACTCAGCCTCATACGAAGCTCCCTTTGTGCCTTTATCTACCATTGTTTGTGTCTTAGCTGTTGTTCCGCTATCAGCCCAACCAGACGCAAATGTTAAATATTTTACTAACCTATAAACAGAAACTGGCGATGTAGCGCTTGAAGCACTATTTTCCGCTCTATATATTTTTATACCAGAAGCTCTATCTGGTATCTGATTTTTATCGTTTATTGTTATATCAATTGATGTATCGGTTGTAGTACCAGCATCTATAACTGTTTCAAGAGAAAGATTTGATTCTTGATATCCATCATACATCATACTAATTTTATAAAAATATGTATACCCAGCCAGAAGCTCAGAAGTGGTAGAGCCTACATCGCTTGGCGAAAGAGATATAAGACTATTATCTCTGAAATGAATCATAGTAGAACTTGATGTAAATGTTTTAGGCAGTTTATCAAATCCAGAAGTTCCAGTCTGTCTTAATATAGCAAAGTTTGTTCCATCAGCAGAATATGTATTTCCAATAGCAGCCGTTGTAGGTACCCATCCAAAATGACAACTCACTCCTGTTCTAGCAGATTGCCCACTAGGAGTTACATTGTATAGTATTTCAGCAGTTGGGCCTGTCGCATTTGCTGCTGTCAGATAATATTTATTATAATTACCACTTGTTTCACTAGTAGTCCAGGTCTCATCTAAATCTGTAGATAATTTTTGTATCGCATCTCCCTTTGTTAAATATATCTCACCATCAGTATTGTCAATACCTATGCTAGTTATATCACAAGTTGTAAATGGTTGCACACCCTGTCCGTTATTAGTAGCAACTCCATTTGCATTATTGGGATGATACACACTAGTAATAGGAACAAAATCTCCTCCAGAATTATTTGTTCCAGTACTATGATTATTCTTTATTCTATGCAAAGCTAATGTCATTGCTGTACTTACAGATAATACCTTAGCTTCATTATCTGCTCCAGTTAAATCATCTCCATCTCTATTTAGCCACATAGTAATATAATAATCAGAACTACTTGAAATATTTCCACTATTTGAATATCTTGCTAGCCAATATATCGCATCATTATCACTAGGATGTTTCAATAAACTTCTAGGAAAAGTTTCTTTTATATGATTAGATGTAGGATTTATACTATTTACATCATAAGCACCAGCGCTCTCCTGTTCCCAATCAACCCAAGTCCCAGGTGTATCCTTATTTCCACCAGACATATTTGGCATCATAACTGTTGGAGTCACAGTAGCCGTTCCTGTAGCTGGTACTTTAAATAAAAGCTTATCTGTAGGGTCTCCGCTTCCTAGTTTATCATCAAAATGGCAAGCTAACCATAAAGTTGTATTTGTAGAAGTATATTCTATATCGCTATAATTACTTCCAGAAGGGCCAGCATAAGTACCTAATGTATAAGTTTCTGTTTTAGTATCCAGATCGCCAACAGCAACCTTATAAATCTTTCCCTCACCCTCCTTATCTAAAACATATAAATTGCCAGAACCATCTGTACATATAGACCTTAAATTATTAAATGTGCCTAATGTCGAAGTTGCAACGCCTTCT